GATCTTAAAATAAAATTTGGCGATGGCACTGTCAAAACAATTGCAACGGATACATGAGGCTATTATGACTATTAAACAATTAGGCGGTGTATTTGGCCGCAATCCTACATTCAACAATGTGACCATCGAGGGTACGCTAACCTTTGACGGTGACATAGATATTAATTCAGACCTGACTATTGAAGATAATCTTTATGTTTTAGGCTCCGTGGGAATCGGGACGACTACGCCTAGTGGGACTTTGCATATTAGTTCTTCTGCCCCAGCTTTTTACATGACTGATACAACTAATAATACTGAAGGTGTTATCTCAATGGATAACGCAGGAAGTCTTATTCTTAATGCAGATTTAAATAATGAGGCCACTTCGTCAAACATACGATTTGCGGTTGACGGCACAGAACGCATGCGCATCGATGCCACGGGCACCGTCACGGCAAATCCAACAGGCGGCGTGGTCACGCTTGGATCAAACGGTTTTATCACGTCAAAACAATCGCTAGATCTCGCAACTGCTGGTGGTCGTTTTGTTGGCGAAAGCAACCGTGGAGTACTGGGATGGCTTAGGATTGAGCAAACCACGACTGGTGCTGATGGCGGGTATATGATGCTTGCAACCTCTGCCAGCGGGTCAACATCTCCGACCGAAAGGCTTCGTATCGATTCCTTGGGCAATTTATTGGTTGGTGTCACGTCAACAACGCTTACGGGCGGCAGCTTAACCCTGCCTAACAGCGGGATTGTCGCTTTTCACGATGCAGGTGGTGCCGCAAGAAACGTTTTACAATTCGTCAGCGGGAACATTAAGCATGGCGCTGCTGGTGGTGGGGTTACTACACAATCGTTTTACACTGATAACACTTTAGCGGCCACCATCGATTCATCGCAGAACCTACTGGTGGGTACTACTGTAGCAGGCGATCAAGGCGTGACAATTTACGGCGGTGGCGCAAACGGTCTTTATTCCAAAACGACAGCAACTTCTGCCTATTGGATAACAAACGATGGATTAACCTCTGCGACAGGCACTTTATTCGCGTTTTACAACAACACGACTCCCACAGGCAGTATAACAATCACAAGCACGAACGTGACGAATTATAACTCTGTCTCTGATGAACGATTAAAAGAAAACATTGAAGACTCTGACGACTCTGGCACAAAGATAGACTCAATTCAGGTTCGGAAGTTTGACTGGAAGACTGGTGGCGAGCATCAAGATTATGGCTTCATCGCGCAGGAACTCGTAGGGGTTGCGCCTGATGCTGTTACAACTCCAGAAGACCCCGAAGAAATGATGAGTGTCGATCCTGCAAAGCTAGTCCCAATGATGCTTAAAGAAATCCAATCATTACGCGCACGAGTCGCACAACTAGAATCTTAACAGGAGAAACAACATGGCAACATTTAACTGGGTAATCTCTACCCTTGAGCGTGACTTACAACCAGAAGACATGGACGGTGCGGTAATCGTGGCCCATTGGCGCTGCAATGCGTCTCAGGACGACTACTCTGCTACCAGCTACGGCACTTGTGGCTTCACGCCAGACCCGTCTAGCCCAACGTATGTACCCTATGCAGATGTTACCGAAGAATTGGCATTGTCCTGGTGCTTCGCTGATGGGGTAGATAAGGATGCTATTGAGGCCAGTCTCCAGGCTAACATTGACGGACAGATTAATCCTGTTACTGCTAGCGGAGTGCCTTGGTAATGCCAACATTAAAGGTCGATGATGCTGAGTACGAAATTGATGACATGTCACCTGAACAGCAGAAGATGGTCAGGCGCGTCTCAGAGCTGAACGATCAGATCGAGGAGATCCGATTTGTAATCACTGGGTATATTAATACCATCAAGTCGGATTTAGATAACAAGGAAAAGGATCCAACATGAGCCTTACAAAAGTTCATAACAGAATGATAGAAGATGCCCCTGTCAATATTAAAGACTTTGGGGCGGCAGGTGATGGCGGAGATGATACTGCGGCAGTGCAATCTGCAATCAGCTATTGCCTGACAAATAAAAAATCTCTCTACATTCCGGTGGGGAACTTTGTTTTCACTGCGCTTGAGTTCAATGCAGCAGACTATCCGATATCTACCTACGGCGAGCGTGGCATAAGGATCGTTGGCGAAAGCAGGACAGATTCACGGCTGAATGGATCGCTGACATTTAGTGCTATCACGCCTTATGTAGATTACAACAGCCGATTTACAGGCATGATATTCGACAATGTATGCTTGTATAACGGCAGTGGTAACGCACTGACATTTTCTGGATTCGGGAAAACTGCCTTGTACAACTGTCTGGTTAGAGCAGACACAGGCATTGGATTGTCTTTGTTAGGTGGTAGTGAGTTTGCGGGATACAACACTGAGATCTTTGGCTCATATACTAATTTAAAAGTTCGTAACACTACCGCCTCGGGGGATGTAGTTGATTCTGCTGTAATCACATTCCATGACTGCAATATTGCCAATACCGTTGGCGGTGTTACTCCGCTCAATATTGATTATGTGGGAACAGGTCGCAGCATAACATTTGTTGGCGGCAATATTATATCGTCAAACAGTAAGTCCTATTTTGAGAACGGGCAGGTTAATTTTATTGCGGTTGATTTTGAAAACACAAATCCTGTTGAATGCAAGGACTCAAAAGTTACCGCAACATCTTGTTTATTTGCTCAGACTACTACACCAAAAGTTGAGCTAACTAACTCGTCATTTTTGGATATTAGTAATTTGTGGGACGCTTCTGTTCAGCAGAATATTGTAATTAAAGATACGGAAAGTAAGGTCTTTATCAACGGTCACTATGGTTCCTTCCCAACGATTAGGATAGATCACAGTACATATACTACAGGCCAGATCACATTCAAACGCGCCCGAAATACCTTTGTCAATTTCGACTTTTCTAAAAGGATTCTTCAACCTTATAATGCAAGTCACCCCATTACCATAGACACGGCAACCAGTATAACTGGCGGAGCTTCAATCTATAGCACATCAACAGCCGGTGCGTATGCCGTTTTGCCGCTGGACACATCAGCAGGGCCGGTTAATTTAAGAGAGATCAGTGCTATAGAATGGGTTGCAACGACAAGCCAACTTAAACTTGTTGTTGGCGGAGTGGTTGTTGATGCAAGCACTAAAGGCTTGGTATACAACGCTCAGACATTAGCTAGTGGGTTCTTCAGGTATATATTCATCCCAACTGCTGACGATGATATAACGGAAATACGTTATGTTTTTGCAGTAGCGGGAGTATCTGGTACAAAATTCGACAGTAGTTATATCTATGGCAACGTGGTAGATGGCACTTTAGAAAGGTCTTCAGCTCCCACAACAGGAACATGGGCTGTTGGCGACAAAGTTTATAACTCAGTCCCGTCGGCTTCAGGCAATATCGGCTGGGTATGTGTTACTGCTGGAACTCCTGGGACATGGAAATCTTACGGAACAATCTCGGCATAAATGCTTGACCAACAAAGGACGACACGATCATCAAGTCGGATTTAGACAATAAGGAAAATGAAGAATGACTACTCTAGTAGAAAAAACAATCACTGCTGAGAACACTTTCAGCGATTCATTCAGGTTCGATGGAGACTTTAACTTCTCTATCCGAGGCACACTAACTGCGGGTACTACTGTCACCGTACAACGTAGTATCGATGACTCCACTTGGACTGACGTTGATACCTTTACGTCCATTAGCGAGAACGTAGGCTTTGAGCCTGAGTTACTGTTCTATCGTGCTGGCGTTAAGACTGGCGAGTTCGGTGCTGGAACCAACATCACGGTACGCTTTGGCGCCAAGTGGATGACTCTGACGTAGGTGATGACATGCAGGAAGAAGCTAAAACAGTTATGGATTCATTAGCGGTAGGAGGCACTGTGGCTACACTTGCTGGATGGCTTCCTAGTGTTGCTAGTTTGTTCACGATCATCTGGTTAGCGTTGCGTATCTGGGAGTCTGATACTGTTCAGAAACTTGTTAAACGAGATGGCTGATGGAAACGTGGGAGGTTATTGTCTCAGGCTGGCCCATTGCTGCTGGAGTATTCATCCTCGTGCTAACGATTGGAAAGATCTTAAACCGGCTAGAAGTTCTTGAGCAGAAAATGATCGAGGCTTGGAAAGCCATTAACGAGTTGATCCGAAAATGATGCAAGCACTGATAGGGCCGATCACTAATCTAGTCGGTGGCTGGTTGAATAACAAGGCCGAGGAGAAGCAAGCTAAACATCAAGCTAAACTCCAGGTCATCCAGAACAATGCTGATTGGGAATCCAAGATGGCAGATGCCAGTGCTCATTCGTGGAAGGATGAGTTCTGGACTATCATACTATCAATCCCTATCTTCATGGTTGGTTATGCCATAGCCATCAACGATATTGGTGTGATCGATAGGGTTGACGCTGGGTTCAAGGCGCTGTCACAATTGCCTGAGTGGTATCAATACCTGCTGTTCATTGCGATCAGTAGTTCATTCGGTATCCGCGGTGTATCCAAGCTGATGGAGATGAAGAAGTGAGCGAGTCGTTACTAAAACGTATCGGTGTATCTGGGTATAACAAACCTAAGCGTACACCTAAGCATCCTACTAAGTCTCACGTCGTGGTGGCCAAGTCTGGCGATCAGGTCAAGACTATTCGGTTCGGTCAGGCTGGTGTCAGCGGATCTCCCAAACGTGAAGGCGAGTCTGAATCTCGTAGAAAGAGACGTGAATCATTCAAGGCACGTCATAGAAAGAACATAGCCAAGGGCAAAATGTCTGCGGCTTACTGGGCAAACAAGGTGAAATGGTAATGAGAAAACCAAAGAAAGGATTGTACGCAAACATCCAAGCTAAACGTGCTCGTATCGCTGGTGGATCTGGCGAGAAGATGCGTAAGCCAGGAACCAAAGGCGCTCCCACTGCTAAGGCATTCAAGGACTCTGCAAAGACCGCGTACAAGAGATGACCTTCAAGTACTTTACCCGTCAAGAATTTGACTGTCAGGAGACTGGCGAAAATGAAATGGAAGATGAGTTCATCCATGCTTTGGATGCGTTGCGCCATGAGTGCGGCATACCGTTTCGGATTACTAGCGGGTTCCGCAGCAAGAAACATAGCCTTGAAGCTAAGAAATCTAGTGGGCCAGGACAGCACGCGAGAGGCATTGCTGCTGATATTGCTGTTACTAACGGGTCTGAGCGTTTCATTATCGTTAGCAACGCTATTAAGCTAGGTTTCAGCGGCATAGGCATCCATAAGAGCTTCATACACGTCGATACTCGTACCACTGTACCCGTACTATGGGTGTATTAGGCGCAATTTGAACCGATCTGAGCGGTTTTCTATATCAATTTGAATCCGCGCTCACCTTAAATTGCAGCAATCCTGTATGTGCTCTAATCCCTCATAATAATTAACCCTACAAAGTACAGATTCTTTTAAACGCAAAGACTTTTCTACGTCTTCTCGTAAAAAATCACTTAGCTCGTCAAGCTCTGACTGATCCCAATCAGGTATTTTTGTATACTTCCTGCCTCGTTTGGCTATCTTGTTTTTGATTCTTTCGATTCTATCAAAAATAGTTTCGTCTAACTCTGCTGCTGCAATGCTATTGCAATCGCTGCAAGCCCCAAAGATTACATAGAAATCATGCCCAAGCGCCATGTAGTCAGCCACTCGTGATACTGGCGGGTAGTGCTCTCTTGTGTTGGCTGGCTCACCACAATACAAGCACCGTCTGAAACCATCCTTTGATAACAATGGTGGTATTGTCGTATAGACTGCTGAATGTTCATTTCTTCTGAGCATAAAATAAGGGGCCTTAGAGACCCCTATACAGCGTCAGAAAGGTATGTCTTCTTCAACGTCTACTGGTGCAGATGCTACTGTCAACACGAGCAACTTATCAATCTGTTTAGGCTCATCTTTCTTGTATTCATCGATCTTAACGGTTAGACGGTCAGGGTACTTCTCATCTGGGGAGTACGGTGTCAAGATTTGGAAGTTTATCCATTCACCTTCCATCTGATTCAAGGTCTCTTGCATCTTAGTCTTGTTGATTGACCCTGAGCAGATCACAAAGTCTGGTGCTCGTTCGTGTTTCTTCTTAGCATACAGTCCATTAATGTATTTCATATTACTCACTCTCTCCTTCGTTATAATGCAGCTTTCTAAAGTCAGATGACTTAATTATTTCTCGTTCAATCTTCGTGAAGCATCCGCCTTTGGTTGGCGCTTTCCATAGTGCAGTCTTAACTTCATTGCTTAACTCGAACCATGCTTCAGCGGCAGATGGGAAATCATCGTTTGCTATTCCGACTTTGATTGCCATGATGCTGTCCTTGTTTTCTGCACACCATTGCTCGTAAGTCTTCTCTGGTTCTGGTGCTGGCAGATCCTCACCAGCGTATATGTAGGCACCCAGTCCATGCATTGATAAGCCCTTAGTCAAGCATCGCATCTTAGCGGTGTTGATCTGGAAGGCATTAGGATTGGCTACGGCATTGTTACGGTGATCCATAACTGGCAACCACATTTCATGCGATAGTCCATCAATGCTCACAGTACAATGTACGGTCATTGTCCCATCAGTGTGGGCCTCACTCTCTTGGAATGAGTAGGTAGCCTCTGGGTAGTGCTGCTTAGTGACAGCCCATGCCCAAGCCCATGATAGGTAGGTTAAGTTGCCTTTGCTTTCGGTGTGGTCGTTTACATTAATTGAGCTTAGTGTTTGCCATATACTCATCGTATCTCTCCTTTTGTTCAGATAGTAAAGTTTCTAATCGGTCTGCAATGATTTGCAATTCTTCTACAACGTCTTCGTCCCACTGAAAGCTGGCTTGGTTCTCATACCGACGAGCCCAAGTAGCACTAGACTGTAGTGATAGTATCCAATCGGGAATCATCTAAGCGCACTCCTGATTGATCCCATAGCATCGAGATCTAAGCGTCTATTTTCTTCTACCTGATGCTGTTGCATTTTGTTCCATTCGTCCTCATCCTCAATCATCTGCTCGGAGATGCGGTCTAGTTCACGGTGAAACAATCGGATGATGGCCATGTCTTGTACGCCAATGGCGTATCCTGATCGGCATAACCTGGCTATCTCGAATGCGAAATTTTCCAAGTCCTCGATCATGCTTAGTTGTTGTTTCTCGTTCATGTCTACTCCTGTTTGCTGATGAACCTAAACAATATGCCATACTAATTCGTGTGTCAACTTGTTTTTGTAAATATTTAATGGTAGAGTTGCATCTATTGTTTAATCAGATAGGGGCATAACGTGAAAGAGTTAGAACTAAAAGCATTCCTGGCACTGACCCAGCAGACTAATCATGGACTGGCCATGAAGCTAGGTATCAGTCCACAGAAGATGCACGCATGGAAGAAGCGTGACGATTGTTTTGTCAAGTTCGGTGACAACTGGGTTGTAACTGAGATCAATCTTAGGATAGAAAAGAGAGTGTATTAAAAAGACCCACCGAAGTGGGCCGTGGGAGTGCCGTGAGGGGAACGGCGGGTCGAGTGAGCAACAATCAGCAAGAGAGCATTAACATCGACAATGGAATCATATCAGATGACAGAGCTAGAAAAAAGGTTTGATTTATCACCGGAAGGTGTTAGATTAAATGTGTCGGCGGGATTACCAGTCCCTTTAATGTCCGATTGCAACCAGAAAGAATCGTTGTCACAACCGACACGACTCAAACTCTAGCACAATTGCAATCCTCATAAAAGACCTTCCTGCCGATGGAAAGTGGCGCTTAACTGTGCGTCCAATCCATAAAGCAGTAATCCGTGAGCACGTTGTAGGTCTGTCAGCTTGACCCGATTCACGTCCTAAACGCAGAGACCCAAGTGGGTTGGCTAGGGTAGCGCCTAGTCAGGAAACCGAAAGGACATTAGTACCGCATCTTAGGATGTAGCCACGCAAAATCTAAGCGACCTAACGAGTTGTACGATTGTGGCTTGCAAAGGGAAAAAGCTGAACTGTGTCTAAAATAAAAAGAGGTGCAGATGGACAATGAGGATAAGTTATCTTGGTGTCAATATGGGGAAGAACTTGAGCATAAGTTTTTGGACGGGTCTTTCCCTGTTACGTTGAACCCAAAGAAAGAGTCAGATAAGTTCACGCATGATTTTTTTATTCAGCTACCATGCGATCTAAAATCAATCATGAGCCAATGGAGGTATTCAGAAAGAATGTTTGGAATACCGCCTGAGTATGCAATCAGCATCAATGAAAAAGATTTGCAGCGTTATCGAGACTTATATCAAAACTTAATTATGATCTTGAATGTGAAATGGTCGGGTGTTTATTTATTGCCAGTGTCTTATGCAATCAATTTAGCTAAGGAAGGCAAGGCCAAGCGCCATGAATACAAGAACAGAAAGGACGACACGAAGGGCAATGCAAAAGCAAGCTGGATATTTGATTTAAGATATTTAGAAAAAATCAACAGGAGTAAATAGTGAGGGTGTTATGGAGTTAAGAGAGCATCAGGTAAGAGCGATTGAGATGTGTAGGGACTCAATCAGAAAGGGCAATAAAAGAATAATGTTAGCTGCACCATGCAGTTTTGGGAAGACGAGGGTAGCAGTAGAGATGCTGGCTAACGCTGCAAAGAAAGGTAAAGAGGGTATCTTTATCTGTGACAGGATCAAGCTGGTTCAGCAAGCGATAGAAGAATTCGATAAGCATGGTATCGAGGCTGGTGTGATCCAAGGGTGGAATCATCCTAGGTCAAACTGGACTTCTAATATCCAAATTGCATCGATTCAAACTTTGGCAAGGCGTAGAAAATGGCCCATGTCCAGGCTAATCATTGTTGATGAAGCGCACATTCACTACAAGACCACGACTACTTTGATGGAAAAGTATTCTGCTGTGCCGGTCATAGGTCTGTCTGCTACACCATTCAGCAAAGGTCTAGGCAATCACTATGATGACCTGATTGTTCCGATCACTGCCAATCAGCTAACGGATAAAGGGTACTTGGCACCAGCTAAATACTACGGTGGCACTAAGCCTAACCTCAAAGGTGTTAAGTCTAGGCGGTTGAATACTGGCGCGTCAGACTTTGACCCAACTGCGCTATCTACTAGGATCGAAGAAGATACTAATCTAGTCGGGGACATTATCGAGAACTGGATTAAGTACGGTGAAAACTCACAGACGATAGCGTTCTCCCCGTCGATCAACCATAGCAAAACGATGGTCAGAATGTTCAATGCTGCGGGTATCAGCGCCGAGCATATCGATGGATACATGGACGATGCCGAGAGGCAGATACTTTACCGCGAACATGACGAGGGCAAGTTCAAGATTCTAAGCTGTTCGAGATTACTCAACACTGGATACGATGCGCCATCTGTCCGGTGCCTGATCGATGCCTTTCCCACTAAGTCATTGGCTAGTTACGTCCAGCGGATAGGCCGAGTGCTACGCATACACCAAGATAAACCATACGCCATAGTCTTAGACCATGCGGGTAACGTGTCGCGTCATGGATTCGCTGAAGACATTGTGCCTGATGTACTGCATGACGGTGAGAAAGAATACAACGAGCGGGAACAGACCAAGGACAAGAAAGAACCCAAGACAATGGACTGCCCACAGTGTTATCAGACCATGATGGTTCCACGGTGCGCGTGTGGTTATGAAGTACCCAAGGCTGAACTGCTGAAGACAGACAAGCAGATCTTGAAAGAGATCAAGCGAGAAGACAAGGGAAGATGGTTATACGAGTTGCAATTCTATGCGGCTCAAAAGGGATACAAACCTGGCTGGGCAAGCTGGGCATACAAATCAAAGTTCGGTGTCTGGCCCCGTGTTAGACCCATGCCGAGCAATGAGCGGATGCCAGAGGTTCAAAGTTATCTGACACATTTACAAATCAAGAGGGCAAAAGATGCTTCAAGAAATTTTAGGAAGGCTGGATAAGGTAAAGAAGGCGGGTAAAAATTATGTGGCATGTTGCCCAGTACACCAAGACAACAACCCGTCAATGTCAATCAGCGAGCAAGGCACTAGGATATTAATCTACTGCCATGCTTGCGGGGCCAAGGGTAGCGAAGTAGTCCAGGCAGTAGGTCTAAGTGAGTCGGCATTGTTTAATGATGAACCACAAAAGACGGGCGGAAAAGGTTACTTTTCTAAGGATCAACGCGAACAGGCCCTAGAAGATGCGTATTTCATATCGATATACGATAATGAATTGAGCAAGGGGCACAAGCCAAGTCTTGAAGAATACCGCCGGTACAAGCTAAGTCAGCAACGGGTTAAGGTGCTGGGTGCGGCATGAGCGACTGGTATATACAGGACGTTAGGACTGGATTTATAGACGGATTTTATGCCGAAGGAGATATGGCAGAAGATGTGATGCTAAGGTGCGTAAGGAAATTCAAACGATGGATGGTGCTCAAACAACGAAAACCAAATGAAACCATTGACGACTTTATATTTTGGGATGAAGGGTATGCCGACTGGTATGAAGATTGGCTACACGATACTGGTTATTACTCAATTACGTCAGAAGAATAATTAGCTCGTTCAAAAACCCAATTAATCAGGAGCCATAACCCAATGATATTGAGTAAAGAGAAGTTAGCCACCGAATGCGTCCGCATGACAATCCAGAATCAGGAAGGTCTGGACAACATGATGCACATGCTAGGGCAGATCGAGTTAGAGTTTCCCATTGACGTACAGATAGAGAAGCACAAGAAGAAACGTACCGCTACCCAGAACAACACTGCTAACAAATGGTATCGAGACTGCGAGAAGCAGGGCGATATGAAGGCGTGGGAATACAGGGCCTATTGTAAATTGCACTTTGGAATCCCTATCCTCAGACGTGACAGCGAGAAGTTCAAAGCAGTGTATGATCGAGACGTGAAGCCATACACCTACGAGCAAAAGCTATCGTTCATGGTGGAGCCTTTTAACTTTGAGGTCACAAACTTGATGAATGTGAAGCAGCACAGCGAGTTCCTGGATATGGTCGAGCGTCATCTGCGGGAACAGGGTTTTCAATTGACCGAGGTGAGCAAATGACATGGCCAAGAAATGTAAAGTCTGCGGGGAAAAGTTCACGCCAACTTTCACAAGTTTCCAGAAAACGTGTAATGCGACTCAATGCCTTATCGCGTTTGGAAAGACAGAAAGAACTAGAATCAATCGCAAAGAAACCAGAGAGTCCAAGCGAGACAGATCCTATTGGATGAGACGGTGCCAAACCGAGTTCAATAAGTACATTAGGAACCGAGATAAGAAAGATCCTTGCATATCATGCAACCGTCATCACGATGGGCAGTACCATGCCGGTCACTACAAGACAGTGGGCGGTCATCCTGCACTACGGTTTGAAGAAGATAATTGCCACAAACAGTGCTCAGTTTGCAATAACTACAAGTCTGGTAATTTATCAGAATATCGGTCAAACTTGTTGATAAAGATAGGGTTAGAGCGGGTCGAGTGGCTAGAAGGGCCGCATGATCCAGTCAAATATACCATTGAGGATCTGCAAGAGATGCTATCCAAGTATCAATCACTGAATAAGAAATGGGTACAGTCTCCACGCTAGACCGTAATGCTGAACAGGTGCGGGATGTACTCCGTAGCCTGTTGGAACAGTGTGAGGCTGGCAACATCTGCGGTGCCGTCATAGTGACAGAACACCTCGACAGGTTTGACCTAGATATGCCTGGAACCTTCTCAACAGATCCTGATTCAATAGCTGCACTCACTGGCCGGTTGCAAATGGCCGCGCATTCGTTCTACCAGATGAGCTGGGAATATGACGACGAAGTATAAGACCACGACCGAGCACCTAGATTTCTGCAACACTGATTACCAGCGTCAGATTATTGAGATGACTTTGAGCGGGATGAATCAGTCTGAGATTGCTAGAGAGTTAGGCAAAAATCCCAGAAGAATTAATAAAGCAGTTGTGGCTATTCATAGACGGGCAGCACTTCAAGGTGTAGCGCCAGCCTATAATGTAAACCGTCAGACAGTCCCAGGATTTACCACTAAGCGAGTCAGTACCGCCTACAATTTGGACGGTGATATCGTTTTACAGTGGCATATCCAAGAACCAGAACGGCAGAAGCTGGAAGAATTAATCGCTCAATTTGTGGAGGGATTCAAAGATGAAGTCTCGGGAATACACACTCCCATTAACCCGCCCCAAGGCATTGATGACGATTATATGGTTAGCTACATTATTGGGGATCATCATCTTGGGATGCTTGCTCACCATACTGAGACGATGGGCGAGGACTATGATGTCAAGATTTCGCAACGACTCTTAGAAGATGCAGTTGATCGACTGGTCAGTGTAGCACCAGCGGGTAAGGTCGGTGTGCTTGTGAACCTTGGCGACTTCATGCACGTCAACGACTCCACCAGCTCAACGCCTAATAGTAAGAATCTCCTAGACTCTGATGGCCGGTACTCCAAGACCATCAGGGCTGCAAGTAATGTGATAAAGCGTACGGTTTTGCGGATGCTTGAGAAACATGCCGAGGTCTGGCTTGTGAATGTTCGAGGGAACCATGATCCAGATGCTGCGTTGTGGCTGAATGAGGTCATGCGCCTGTACTTTGAGGATGATCCGCGTGTTCACGTATTCGATAACGCGTCTAAGTTTATCTGGTGGCAGTGGGGTAAGAATCTGGTAGTGACCCATCACGGTGATCGGATTAAAATGTCCAATCTTCACGGGTCAATCGTGTCAAATCTCAGGAAAGAATGGGGCGAAGCGGAGCACACTTTCGTATGGACGGGTCACATACACCACAAGAATCAGGAAGAATTTGGCGGCGCATTGTTCGAGTCTTGGAACATCCTAGCACCCGCAGATGCTTGGCACGCTGGCTCTGGCTATGCCAGTTCTCGGAGTATGACATGCGTGATTCTTCACAAAGACTATGGGGAAGAAGGACGATTAAAGGTAAACGTGGAGCGGATTAAATGAGCGCATTTGACGAGCAGATAGGCGGCAACCACTACAAGCTGATGATGATTCAGCCCACTGAATACATATTAGCGAACGACATGGGATGGTGTGAAGCCAATGTTGTGAAGTACATCAGCCGGTGGCGTGCTAAGGGCGGGGTTGATGACTTGCGAAAGGTGGTGCATTACACTCAGATCTTGATAGAAAAAGAAACGGCCACTAAATCTAAGACATAAAAAAACCCAGCGATTAAACTGGGTTCTTCTAATTTTAACAGGGTGATAACTATTACTTGGCGGTAGACCCCTGCAATCAGTTTAATGCACTGGCATACGGTTAACTGATATCAAAATTATAATTACATTAAATCATAAAATCAAGGGGCCGATATCTTCTGAAACTACGCACCCATTAGATGAGAAGAACTCCGAAAACATACCCGAATAAAAAAGCCACAATCATCGCCCCGCCTGTGAAGCGTGGAACCATTAGTTTATCAAGTTGTTTCTTGATCATTTCTTGCCCTCGATTTGTTGTAGTTTGTCCAGCATTTTAAGCACGTCTAGCAGTACGGTCTGTTCGTATTGGTCGACCTCTGGATGGCAGTAAGTCTCGCGCACTTTAACTAACGTCATCCATGCGGTTAACAGTTCGGTTCGGGTTGGTTTCATGTGTTGCCCTCTAGTTTTGTGATAATACGTTTAGCGGCTGGCCAATTTATTTTGAAACGGTTTGCGATGCGGTTTGCACTCCATCCTAGCGCCCTACGCTTGGCCACCTCGGATTCTAACTCGGCCATCGATGAGCAGTTGCCCGTTGATGGTTTAGGCCCTCTTTTCATTGGTCTAGTTGATTGGGGATGGCGCTTCCACGTCATCTTACGCCCTCGCAGTTTGGTTTTAAGTTTTGATAGTCCGGCCAGTAGCCTAGACAGACGTTATATCGGTACTCTTTGGACATGGTGACCTCGTGCTCATAGTCCCAATTTGAGACCCAGAGCAAGGCCGCGACAACTGCCACGGCGATGCAAATCTTTGTAAGGCGGTTCATGCTTGCCCCCATTGATAGCCTAGTTGGTCGACTAAATAGTCTCGCGCACGTTCGCGGTCGATGGTGTCGCCACAGAACCCGTCAAACTGTAAGGCGTGCATCCAAGCGGCGTGTAAGTGCATCGTGCAAACTGTCGGGGATATTGGGTACAAACCCTGCGGCCCGTAGTAGTCCCATAAGTACCGGCAAAAATGGATCATTTCTTTGTCTTTGTTCATATTCTCACCTCAATGTTGACGTTACAGATATCGCCTAGAATACGCTCGAAATCAGCGCGGCCATGATAGGGTTCGGAAACGTCGCCAATATGCCACTGGCCCTCGCCGTGTTGATCGTCAAGCCATTGGTGTAAGTTGTCAACGAATGCTTCGTCGTCGTCCTGAATGCCGCTGTAGTCGTCATACAGTAGCGCCACAATGGCAAAGTGTGGAATGCGGTAGGTTTCTGTCTCGAACATAATATAATCCCCTCGGATTGGTTAAGGGCCCGAAGGCCCGTTGTGTTAGGATGGGTTTTTAATCTTCCGTCAATCGTTCGTAAACTTCGCGCCAATTGACCTGTGACAACGCCTCAAGAAGCATATCCTGTCTAAAGAAATGATCACCGCTTTGTGGCTGTCCTGCTTCCTCTGGGAACATGATCTCATCAACCATGTCTTTAAGCTCAATACAGGCGTCATACGAATCACCGCAGCGTTCTAGTATTTCCTGCGCGTCATTGTAAAAGCCTTCATTGTTGGCAATGTGCAAAACGATTGTGTCGGTTGCTAAACTCATGTGTTACTCCTTGCTGTTTTGGGTTTCGGCCTTATGGCCTCGTCAGTACCAGTCCCTAACTGGTAGACCCGAAGGCGGTTATTAGGCCGCCGTGGCTTCGAGACATTTCCGCTTTGTTGTAGTTTGTCCAGCATTCATTTTCTTGTCGTTCCATAAATTTTTGGTCTTCGAGATAATCTATTTTTTCTAAAACATATTCTAACGATGGGTGCTGAATGCCGAACTTGTCATCTAGTCTGACGATTGCATCGGCCCATTCGTATCGTAATTTCCAATATATAGATTTATCGGTTGGGTCTAGTTTTTCTTTGAACGAATCACTTAGAAGATAATCGCACAAAGTGTCATTGCAAACGATTGTCCTCATTAGGTTAGAGATTTCTTCCGCTGCTTTCTTGCTGATTGTTGTCATGGTGTAACTCCTTGCTGTTTTAATGTATAATTTGATGTAACGAATGAGAAGATAAGGCATAACGCGAAACGTGTCAAATCTTTTTTTAGATCCATTAGTTATATATATAGAATCAAACAGCATATATCGTAAAACATAGGGTTAAACATGCCTGATATGCGTCATAAGTTAGACAAGAAAACGGCCGATCGGCATTTTCCTGAGTGGTCTCATGGTGGCAAGGGATCGCACGCTAGAAAGACTACTGTAGAGAGTCGGGCTCAATACTCGGCCAATTGGGATAAAATCTTTGGTAAGGGTAAGAACAATGAGTAGTAAGAACCTACACACCAAAACAAGAAACAGATTAGCTCGACAGGATGCATTGCGAGAGTACATGCAAGAAAGAGGGTCGGTTCAATATCTTTTTGATATCATTGAGAAGATCGAGAAATTAGACCCTGAATCTGAGACTTTTAGTCAGGATCTAGCGAAATACTCTAAGGTGGTGGATGTACGGCATAAAATGCTTGGGAAATATCTGCCAGAGCTGAAGGCTACAGAAATCACGGGCGAAGGTGGCGGGGATCTTCAGATAACGGTCTCAGATTTCAAGAATGCCTGATATATCCATTCCCTACCAATGGGAACCTAGGCCACACCAAATCCCATTCTTTAAGGCCATGGATTCAGGGGCTAAACGTGCCTGTATCGTGTGGCACCGTAGGGCTGGCAAGGGTGCTGCAACTCTAAACTTTACAGCTAAAGAGATGTTTAAGAGGGTCGGGACGTACTGGCATCTGTTTCCAGTGCAAACACAAGCGAGGAAAGCGATCTGGAACGGTATTGACAGTGAAGGCCGGTCAATCCTTGATCAAGTCTTTCCTGACGCCATACGGAAGCGCACGAGCTCTCAGGAGATGCTGATAGAGCTGGTGAACGGGTCAACGTGGCAGCTCACAGGGTCGGACAACTATAACAACCTAGTCGGATCCAATCCGGTCGGAGTCATCTTCGATGAGTGGTCACTATGCGACCCTAACGCATGGGGCTATATCAGGCCGATACTGGCTGAGAATGGTGGATGGGCGGTATTCATCTACACGCCACGGGGAAAGAATCACGGTCATTCACTGTACCAGATGGCCAAGAAGTCTAACGAGTGGTTCTGCCAGAATCTAACGGTGAACGACACCAAGCGGGCCGATGGATCACCGGTCATATCATCGGACATCATCGATAACGAACGACTCGAAGGCATGGATGAAGCACTGATCCAGCAAGAATTCTATGGATCCTTTGAAGCTCAGATAGCAGGGGCCTATTACTCAGACCAACTGACAGCAGCGAAGGAACAGGGCCGAGTCGGAAGGCTGCCAATAGAGCCATCATTGCAAGTACATACGGCATGGGATTTGGGCATATCGGACGCTATGTCCATCTGGCTATTTCAGGCCATGGGCAAAGAGATAAGGCTCATTGGGTACTACGAGAACACCTCCAAGGGCATGGAGCATTACATTCAATGGCTGAACCAATACGCGACGACCAACAACGTGATGCTAGGGTCTCACCTTGCACCACACGACATCGAAGTCAGAGAGCTCACCTCAGGCCGTAGCAGAAAGGAAGTGGCCCGAGAGATGGGCATCAACTTTAGGACTGTACAGCGACCGAGAACAAAGGCTGAAGGCATACAGGCCGTTAGACGGATGTTTCCTAGATTCTGGATCGATGACGAGAAGGCCGAACACGGGTATAACTGCATCGCATCATACCATCGGGAATACGACGACAAGCGACAAGTGTTCCGTGATACACCTGTTCATGACTGGGCATCGCATGGGGCCGATGCACTACAGACCCTTGCACTAGGATGGCAAGAATCAATGGTGTCAGGACATAGACCACAACCGAGACAAGCCAAGGTGCAGTTTAGTGTCTTCTAACGAACATATTAACCGCAGTTTAGTGTCTGATGCTTACGTTGTATTCACTAACGACTCAGGTCATTGGTGGTCAAGGTTCCTTCATCCGTTCATCAAGCACTGTTATCTGATGATGGCAGACCGAGGCCGCTGGTTAATCTATGGCAAGTCAATGCATTATGTGGACTTGTTTACTATCGATCGACAAATGGATAAAATCGATGAGGTTATCATTGTCAAAATCGATCGTAAGACCGCGAGGCAATCGTTATTTATGCTCAATACATGCGTAGGACACGTTAAACAGATTCTAGGCATCAACCGACCGTTCATCTGGACACCATACCAGCTGTACAAGTATCTGGAGAAAACAAAATGAAGAAACCAAAGGCACCAAAACCATCAGCTCAAGAAGTAGCAATGGACATCAGGCAGAAACGAGCACTAGATGAGGAGATCGGAGAACAGGAACAACGGTTCAAGGCGTTAGCACGAGGAAAGCTAGGCTCTGCATCTTTGCTAGGTGGTGCTCCACGTTCTAGGACTGAGGCCGCTATGGGTGGCAGGGCATCCAAGGGTGCAGCTGCTGGTGCTGGACGATCAATGCTAGGCGGTTTAGCTGGTGCTGCTAGACGTGGGGCTGCTGGTGCGGCTCGTGCTGGTTTAATGACTTCGACAATGGGCCGATAAGATGAAACTTCCACCCAATCTAGGATCTATGCAGGATCTCAAGACCCGAGAGGCTAGGGCCTTTGATGCTGAGTATCTATGGCACGACCAACTGTCGGACGTGTACGAATACTTCCTACCCCAACGGAACCTGTTCGACAATCAGGATACAGGCCAGAAGAAGATGGAGCGTATCTTTGATTCCACTTCTTTAACGTCTATCCAACAAGGGGCCAGTAAGTTACAGGAGAACATTGCACCGATCTGGGCTAGGTGGGCCACTTTCAACCCGTCGAATGAAGTTCTCAAGCTGCTAGAGTCAGGCGACTTCAACGTCAGCGAGCGTCAGATCAGGGAGAACCTAGAAGAACAGGCCGTTATTGTCTTTGATTATATCAACCGGTCTAACTTCGGGACTCAATTCTACGAGGCTGCGCTAGATCTTTTGATCGGGACTGCTACCTTACGGATTGACGAGACCGACGACGAAGATATGCCGATTGTCTTCCATTGTGTGCCACAGAAAGGTATCGCATTTGAAGAAGGCCCGTATGGAAGCATCGAGACCCACTGGAGACGGTTCAAGGTCAAAGCCAGATTACTGGAAAGGATGTGGAAAGGGTTCGAACCATCGCCTACCATCCAAGAAATGATCGACAACCAGCCCAATGCAGAGGTTGAACTGTCAGAAGGTGTCATCTTTGACCCTAAGACCAAGCGATACTACGGCTGTGTATGGGTTAAACAGGAAGAACGTCTATCTTGGACAGAAGATTTTGGTGTTTCATCGCCTTGGGTAACTGGCCGGTACACTAAAGTTTCTGGTGAGGTTCGAGGTCGTGGGCCAGCCATGCAAACGCTCCCCGATGTGCGGTCATTGAACAAGGCCAAAGAGTTTGTATTGCAGAAGGCGGCCATTGACCTAGCGGGTATGTACACTGCAACGGATGACGGGGTTACTAATCCCTACAATATGGTTATAGCGCCAGGTATTGTGATCCCAGTAGGCTCTAACAACACCAACAACCCGTCTATACAGCGTTTAGACACGTCAAGCAGTCTAGCACTAGCACAATTTGAGATCTCAGAACTGCAAAATGCTATCAAACTTGCCATGTTTAACGATCTGAGAGACCCAGCAGGGCCGGTTAGGACTGCAACGGAGATTGCCATCGAGTCGAGAGAGCTAGCCAAGCGTATTGGTTCAGCATTTGGACGGTTGCAGACTGAGATATTGATCCCAATCCTTAAACGAGTCGTGTCTATCTTGATTCGTCGCGGGTTAATCACGCCTATTGAGTTGGATGGCCGTGATGTAGAGATCAAATTCACGTCACCACTAGCACGAGCACAGGATTCCGAGGACATTCTAGCGGTACAACAAGCTGTAGAGTTTGTTCTATCGACTGCTGGGCCTGAGCAAGTGTTAATAGCATTCAAGACCGAGGACTTTGGTACTTGGGTGGCAGAGAAAACAGGCATGAGTTCTGAATTGGTACGTGATGATGCAGAGAAGCAGCAGATCATCCAAGCTGGAGCTGAAGCAGAACAGGCGCAACAACAACCACAAGCGCCCGTACCTGGACAACCACCACAACTACAGGCGATTTAATGAGCTGGGAAGACTTAGAGATAGATACGGGGAAAGCACAGAAAGCACAGAGCGCAATCAGGGAAAAACAAGCCGAACTAGCCAAGGCTTATAACCGTTGCTTTGCAACTGACGACGGTAACAGGGTACTAGAAGACCTGAGCAAACGCTTTCTACTAGAGAACGACACTTCTCTTGCTGCACAGAATATAAACTATGAGGCCGCCTACCATAACGGGGAGACCGGAGTCATGAGGTTTATTGTTCACCAAATCCAGCAAGCGGAGAGACTATGACAGAAGTAATAGAAGTAGAAGAAGTTAAAAAGAAAGGACGACCAAAGAAAGAAACCCCATCCGTCGAGGTAGTTTGCGACGAACGGGAATACTTGCAAGAGAAAGGCTTTAAGTTTGAATGGCTAGAGCTGCTTGCGGCACAGTATGGGTTTGATAAGTTCGAGTATCTTCATAAATTCAGGGCATTCAGATGTTACCGAGAAGACAAGCATTTAGATTGGATCGACGTTAACGATCTATCTTTGCTTAACGGCGGTAGAAGGCTCGATGAAATCCGGTTGAAGCATCAAACGGTCAGTCCTAAACGGGCTGTAATTCAATATGCGTGGAGATAACTATGAGTGAACAATCAGTAGAAAACGATGTTGCAGTAGAAGCACAGCCAGTTAGTTTAGTAGATGCTGCCCAACCAGAATTATCTGAGGGTGAATACTTCCTAACTGACGGGATCAAGGGAACCGGTGAGGCACCAGAATGGTACAAGTCTGACAGATACAAGTCAGTCGCCGATCAAGCCGCTGCTTATACTGAGTTAGAAAAGAAGTTTGGTGCGTTCAAGGGCGCTCCTAAAGACGGCTACTCAATGCCTGAAGGTATCGACCAAGAAGACGAGCTGATGCAAGAGCTAATGGGCTTTGCTGCTGAGACTAATATGTCCCAAGACTACTTTAACAAGGCGTGGGAATTGTTGTCTGCTCAATCAGAGGCCGTAGAAGAGGTATCTGCTGAAGTTGAGATTGCCAAGTTAGGCGACAACGCAACGGATCGTATCAAGACCGTAGAACAGTTTATGAAGAACAATCTGGACGCTGAGGTCTACGAGCAAGTTCGTTATGCTGTTAACTCTGCTGAATCTATCATGCTGGTAGAGGCACTAATCAAGAGTACGGCACCGCAAAAACTTCCTATCGACGGGCATGTTGTTCCTGGTGGAATTACTTGGCCTGACATCGAGAAAGAGATGTTCCGAAAGGACGAGAACGGCAACCTTCTGCGGTCAGTAGACTCTAACCATGAAAAGAAAATTCAAGAAATGATGTATGCTTTTGGTGGTGACAAGCCGAATGTTCAGGTATTCGGTTAGTTGCTTTTATAAAGTAAAATGATATTATATGTCTGTCAGGGACTCCCATCGCGGATCTGACAGATTTGGGTTGAAGGCTGACCGATCTGTCGGGCACTCAGTCAAAACCTCATAACCAGCAAATGTTTCATGTGAAACACTTGTGTAGATTATTATAAATTTTGAGGATTAGACTAATGTCAAAACAATTATCTTCTGTTGCGGTAACAGAATTTGACAGCATGGTTAAACACGCCTATCAGGGCATGGGCTTGCTGAAAAATTCTGTAACTGTACGCAACAACGTCGTAGGTGATACCTACAAATTCCGTCGTCAAGGCAAGGGCCTTGCAAACCAGAAATCAACTTCAGATCTCGTAACTCCTATGGACGTAAGCCATGAGTTCAAGACTGCTACGTTGACTAACTGGAATGCGCCTGAGTACACCGACATCTTCGACCAAGCTGACGTTAACTTCGATGAGAAACAAGAATTGGCAATGACAATTGCTGGTGCTTTGGGTCGTCGTTGTGACCAGTTGGTTATCGATGCTATGGATGCCTCGACTCCATTAACAACTACTGTACCTGCTGGTGCTGCAAACTTAACTATGGCTAAGGTAATCCAAGCCCAAGTTGAATTGCGTGACCAAGGTGTACCCAACACTGACCTGTTCGCAGTCATCGAAGCTGAAGGCTTAGGTGGTTTGTTGAACGATGAACTGGCAACGTCTACGGACTATCAGAACATCAAAGCTCTGGTTTCTGGTGAGATCAATACCCTTGTAGGGTTCCGATTCATCATCATTGAAACTCGGACTGAAGGTGGTTTGACTGAAGCCGGTAACATCGTTGACTCATGGTTCTATCAACGTCCTGCTGTTGGCTTGGCCGTTGGTATCGACATGAAAACTGAAATTAACTGGATCGCTGAACGTACCTCTTGGTTAAGTAATGGTATGTTGAAAGCTGGCTCTGTCGTTCGCGACGAGGGTGGTTTAGTTAAAGTTCAATACGACAAAACTGCTTAAGGAGTAACTAGCAATGGCTTTCGATTACACGAAACTGTCCCGCATTGGCGGAAGTGGTGATTCACAAAAGGTATTCGCTTATGCGTCTTCCGATTCAATCGCCACGGTTACTGGTACGGATTACTTCCTTCCAGCAATCAATGAGCTGCAAGTTAATGACGTTATCATCGTAAGTGATAGCGATGCGGCTGCTGTTACAATCACGTTTGTGAAAACTAACAGTGGCACAAGCATTGACTGTGCATCTGGAACCGCATTAGGCGATTCATAAGTTATCGGGGGTCTTCGGGCCCCCATTTCTTTTAGGTAACAATATGGCAACTAAAATTGGCGTAGTTAATGGTGCGTTAGTCTTGATCGGGGATACTCCAATCAATTCACTAATCGGCGGTTCTAGGGCCCAACAAGTTGCTAATACGTTGTATGACAGCATTGTCCGGTCTGAGCTAACAAAGCACAGATGGGGATTTGCTAGAGTAAAAGCACAGCTATCGCTTACAACGGAAGTTCCAATCGATCAAGAATGGGACTCAATCTATCAGCTACCTTCAGATTTATTATTCCTGATTAAGATATATCCAGGAATCAGATACCAGATTTATGGCAATAAAGTGTACGCCAACAATACAGGCCCACTTTACTGCGACTATATTTATAACGCTCCAGAATCAACATGGCCACCGTACTTCACTCAGATGATTGAGTATGCACTGGCTAAAGATTTTGCAACGAGCATCCGAGACAGTTCAGCATCACGGCAAGAAATGTCTGCTGAGTATGTAAACGCTTCTAGGATGGCCCGATATACAGACTCCCAGCAATACCCAATGACACCTATCACGAGCAACCCTTTTGTTAACGTGAGGTTCTAGTGGCCAAGTCGCGCTTTATCCAAAATAACTTTGTTAGTGGAGAGTTATCTCCATTAATGCGAGGCCGTACTGATATTAATCAGTATTACCAAGGCTTGCAGACCGCCAAGAATGTTGTGTTAGTCCCACAAGGTGGTGTTAAGCGCCGTCCTGGCACTCAGCATATTGATACTGTTCTAAATAAAATAGAACGTATAACGACAATAGTTCCAAGCATGGTTAATGGCGGCACTGGGTCTGTTATTAATGACGGCGATGACGCTACTACAACGTCAACTACAAATCCTATTGGCACCTCAAACCCGTACACTGTAGCTTCCTATGATCGTGGCCCACCTCCTGGCGGCGGATTAAGGACATTGGTAAAGTTTGTAGATATAAGGCAAATCAGTTTGTCTAGCGGATCATCTGATGAATTTGTCATTCAGGAAACAGAAACTTCACCTACTTATACAACAATAGCAACAGTTCCATTAATAGGAACAAACCCGCAAGATTTTAGAATAGCTGTTAACACGTCTGCTAGGCGCGTAAAATTAGTAAGAATTGGCTCTACTGATTTAGGCAGTGCTACAGTAACTCTTGGGGAGTTTAATTTAATTGAGCAGACATCTGTAGCTGGCGATCCATCAGAATCTAAACTGTTAAACTTCAGCGTAACGACTGACAGGAACTATCTGTTATCGGTTACTGATGGAAACATCCGAATCTTTAAGAATCCAGGAACCCACGTTGCTGATGTACGAGTTCCTTATACTGCCGCTCAAGTATCCACAATTAGAGATACGCAAACTGAAAGTGTCATGTTGCTGTTCCAAGAAGACGTGCCACCACAACGATTGATTAACTTAGGTACGGATGAAGATTGGTTCTTGGATGAGGTTCCATTTACTAATGTGCCTACGTTTGACTTTGATGATGCACTTAGTCCTACTCCAGTTAACGAAATACAAGTAATGACATTAACGCATGGTAGCGGACATAACTGGGAGCTTGGCGATCAATTCCAAATAGATGTTGAAAGTGTATTGTCAAAAAATATTACTTTTGCAGGAGATTCTACTGCTGCTGAACGAAGTTCTACTGTATTTAATATTCAAAAAAACCTACAAGAAATGCCTACGTTTGGAGAAACAGGTGTTGCAGTAGCTAGAACAGGAACAAGACAGTACACAATTACGATTAGCGGTGAATCTACCAAAGACTTTGAGTTATTTTCAGGATTTCCAACATCTGGCAATCAAGATAACACGATTGTATTTACTCAGACCCAAGTAGGATCGCCTAGAAAAGAACCTGTATGGTCTGCTACTAGGGGCTATCCTAAGACTGCATGTTTCTTTGAAGGCCGCTTAGTTCTTGGTGGCACTAAGTCCAAGACTGCATCGGTATTCTTTTCCAAGTCTGGGTCGTTCTTTGACTTTGAAATTGACGATGGGGATGACGACGAAGGTATCTTTGCCACTATCTCATCTCGCAAGCTAAACGAAATTATCGATGTATATCCTGGCAGGAACCTACAGATATTTACGTCTGGGGCCGAGTTCTCTGTCACTAGCAAGCCTGTTACACCTACAAGCGTAGGGATAGCGCCGCAAACAAACCACGGTGCATCGTATGTAGAGGTCGTAGACGTAGACGGATCTACCATATTCGTAGATAGAAACGGTAAGACCATTTACGATTTTGTCTATTCGTTCAACGAAGATGCTTATGTGACTCATGACAGGTCGGTACTATCGTCTCATTTGATTAAACAGCCTACAGACATGGCTATGTTGTCTGGCACGACTAGCGAAGATGCTAACTGGTTATTTATTACCAATACTGACGGTACGGTTACAGTCTTAAACACGTTGCGAGACCAAGACATTAATGGGTTTACCGATTGGGTGACTGCATCAACAACGTACCCTACTGCCACTCCTGAGCCTGGAGTTGTCACTAACGCCACGGTAGTAGACGATCAGTTGTATATGATCGTTAAACGAAAAGTTAATGCCCATAACACGACTGAGTATCACGTTGAACGCTGGTCATTCAATTATTTAATGGATGATTCAACGATATTCAATCCTGGGCCAACGGACACTTCAATATCTGGGCTTAGTTATTTAAATGGATTGACCGTTCAGATCGTAGCAGACGGTATAGTATTACCAGAGCGAACTGTTAATGGTGGATCAATAACCTTAACAGCCGCAGAAGTAGGCTATACCAACGTCGAGGTAGGTTTAAACTTTCCTGTACAAATTACTGGTATGCCGCTCAATACGAATATCGGCAGTGGTGAGAACCAGATGCGTATCAAGCGTATCGTCCGCATGAACATCAGGGTCTACCAGTCCTACGGGTACTATGTAGACGGGCAACCGGTGCCGATTAGAGAGTTTGATTACTCGATAGACTCACCGTTAAACACGTCACCTAACGCTAAAACTGGCATAATAGAAGACGTGCTAAACAATATAGGTTGGACTAGAGACGAAATGCCATCGATAACGGCACCAGACCCTACTCCTGTATTTATACAGATGATTGAATACGAGGTTGAAAGTAGCTAATGCCTATTCCATTTTTATTCCCAATACTTGCAGCAACAACGGCAGCAGTAGGGGCTAGAGCACAATATGTTTCTGGCAAGACCCAACAAATAGAGCTACAACGTCAAGCCGAAGAAGAACGTTTAGCTGCACAAAGCCGTGAGTTGCAACGCCGAGAAGAATTGAACAGAGCACTTGCTGCTAATGTAGTAGGTCAAGCTATGTCTGGGATATCTGGAGAAGGTACTCCAGCCAGTATTTCATTAGCCAGTGCTGAAAGAGCAAGTCTTAGCGAAGGTACTATCGGTTTGTCTGAGAAGTTAAAGCAAGCGCAATTGCGCCGTCAAGCAGGATATGCCAAGCAAGCAGGATATATGGCTGCTGGTTCTACGTTACTGAAAGGCGGTTTGCAAGCAGCACAACTGATGCCTGGAGAAGAATAACATGGCTCAGAAGCCTATTGGATATTACGGAGAGTTCAGACCCACGGGAGTAGATCAGTCTGCTGCACGTAGGTTTGAGGCGCTTGCTGGTATAGCGGGACAGGTAGGCGATATTGCTACGGCGTTTGGCAAAAAGAAAGTTGCAGAACAAGCCTTTTTAAAAGAAAAAAACGATATAGCTGCTGCTGAAAAAGCGGCAAAACTTGCTGGTAATGCGTCGGCTATTAGTGCTACTCCATTAGAGTTGAGAGAGTACGATGACGTTCAAACTTACGAGCAAGATAGAGTTTTTAACGCTACTGCTGAAGCTGCATATACTGCTGGGATTCAAAACGAAATAACTGGCATAGTCTCAAGAGCTGCGGCTGCAAACCCAGAAGACATTGAGGGGTATAGAAACCTAACGTCAAGCGGTATGAACGGTTTGCTTAGTGTTGCTCCAGAAGAAATGCGTCCAGCTTTTGAAAGCTATTTCTCACAGTTAAATCAAACTTCTGCATCTAGGATTTGGAAGGCTCAACAGAAAAAGCAAAACGATATTGATTCGGCAACAATTCAAACGGCATTAGTCGATCAATCTGTAAACCTTGTCAATCTTGCAAGAAGTAACGATGCAGAACAATTGCGTAATGCAGCGTTAATTTGGGTTGAAACAGGCAAACAAGGAGTTGCTAAAGGTTTAGTTGATAGCGGCAAATTTGCTACTCAAACAACAGAATTAAGAGATCGATTAGCAACGCAATCTGCTTTAGGAAGATTTGATTTAATAATCAGAAATGAAGATCAAACAGTAGAGCAACGAATTGAATCTGGTCAAAACGTAATTGATCAAATTAATAAAAGAAATACGTTTCAGGTAGAAGATCCGTTTGATCCTGAAAAGATGATTACGCTAGATGCTGATGAAAAAGATGCTCTTGTAAAAGATCTAGAAAGCGAACTAAAAGACTTTGAATCTGAAGAAATTAAGAAGGTTGAATCAGAGATCCAGGCTAGCAGATTTACGCAAATTTCTAACTATTCTTCTGCAATGGAAACGGTTCAAGATGTTTCAATAAGCGATAATGATAAATTATTTTCTATTGCTGAATCAGAAATGAAAGGAAACATTGGGCGAGAAGAAGCCGTATTGCTTAGAAGGTACGTTACGTCAGCTAAGGCCCTTAATGCTGTTACAAACTCTGAAGTCATGGGTGATATTGTAGCTAGAGCATACGATCTAAATGCCGACTTTGACATGGATGCTAACTCAAATAACTACTTGCAAGGTGTAAACAATCTTAGAGAAGACATATTGATTGCCAGATCAAAGGGCGATCTAACTTCTGACGATGAACTAAAGTTAAATAATCAATTAAAAACCCTGACTGCTGCAAAGATCGCAGGAGCAACATCAGAGATTGCTAATGCTAATTCAAAAGCAGACCGAACAATCAAAGAATCATTGCAGCCAGACTTGTGGGGTGTTGCTAGACGAGACTTATTAGACGCTGTTCGTTTAAGAAAACAAGAAATTGAAGACGAAGGTCGTACAGTAAGTAGGCGGGAAGAAATAAATCTATGGTCAGAGCTGGCTCCAAGCGTAGTATCTGGCATACAAGAAAAGAGAAGGGCAAGATCTATAGAAAGGGTTAATGCAGTTTTAAACCCATCGTTAGAGCCTTCAAAAATTCCACAGCAACCACAAACGAGGCAGGTTGGTAGATTTACAATAAAGGTTGTTGAATAATGCCGGATTACGAAGTTACTGATTCTGTTACCGGCTTAACATTAAGTCTATCTGGAGATTCTCCACCAACAGATGATGAGTTGTCACAAATTTTTGATGTTTATCGTCAAGACCAATCTGATCCCATTAAAGTTAACATTCCAGAGACTAATTCTTTAGCACTGGGAAATACAATCAAGCCCGACACAAAAGATCCAGAAGGTATTGAGCTATTAGATGAGGCTGACGCTCAACGGCAGCAAATGATTGCCTTAGCATCGACTAGATTTCCGCCTGATGTAGTAGAAGGCTGGAAAGACAACCCGATTGGTTTTGGTGAAACTGGAGATTTTTTAACTTGGTCTCAAGTCTTGCCTGGTGGCGGCATTGCTCAAGGCGTAGAGGCATTAAATATCCTTTCTGTTTCAAAAAAAGTAGAAGCTGGAGAAGAATTAACTACTTCAGAACAGTCTACATTAGACGAATTTGTTAACAAGCAAATAGAAATGTCTGTAAGAGGCATGACTTATGGCGGTGAATTTCGGTACTACGGATCTCAAATGCCAGCGTTTATGCTTGAATTTGCTGCATCTGGAGGCCCAGGAAAGGCCGTTCAAACTGCGACTGTACAAGCAATAACAAAGGGTGTTGCCAAAAGTGCATTGCAACAAGCTACTGCAAAACAAGTTGGACGAGTAGCAAGAGTAGCTACACAATCAGGTCTTATGGTTCCAATGGGGATCGCTAATTATGGCGAGCAAAGACTTGGGCCTTGGATGGTTACTGATAAAGGTCAGTTGATTTTTACGGAATCTAAAGATACCCCTGCCCTGAGTGCATTAAAGGCTTATGCCCATGTTAGCGCAGAAGTGGCTAGTGAATTGTCTGGTGCCACTATTGCTAAGTACGCAATCAATCCTGTTACTAAACGGTTAAAAACACCGCTAATCAATGGGATTAACAATCTGCCAGAAGGTCTAAAGCTGGGTTTGTTTGAGGCATATAAGAAAATCAAGCCTAACGCCACCATATCTAAAGCGTTTACCGCTGGTGGGTGGAACGGAATGCTGGCAGAGCTAGGCGAAGAACGTGTTGCCGATGTGCTAAGAGAAACAACTAACATTGTACTAGAAGAAGGTTATACGTTTGACCAAGTGTTAGACGGGATTACGCCTACAAAAGATCAGTTATTGCTAGAGGCTGGTCTAATTTCTGCATTGGGCGGCGTTAAAGCTGTATCAAATATTGCTACTAATTTGCTTATTCAAAAAGGTTTTACTAGAAAGGAAGCAGAAGAAACTGTCAGTAACATGGCAATGACTGAGCAAGAAGCATTTGTTGAAGGTCAATTGCAACTAGAGTCTGCGGTAGTAGAAACAGAACGAGAAGCCGCTACTGGCAAAATCCCTACTAGCGTTCAGTCCGCAATACTAGAATCTTATGACCAGCTAAAAGAAGGCGACATAACTCAAGTTTACAAGGCAAAAGAAGAAAGCCTAAAGAAGTTGGGTAAGGCCAGGACTAATGCGTCTAGGGCCAATACTCCGTTGGCAAAACTTATAGCGTTTGTGAATCAAACTACTGTTCAAACTGCTGCTGGTGAAAGCAAAGACAATACCAAGTCTGGGATCAACATTGATTCCTATGTGATGGAAACTGGCGCTGAAAAGTCAGAATTAAGATCAACCAATAAGAAGCTAGGCTACACGTTATTCCGAGCTGAAGGTGGAATGTTAATTGACCAGATAGTCGAAAGTCTGCCGCAAACTGAATACTGGGGGCCTGAGTCAAGTTTAGCTGACGTAATAGAAGTTATTGACCAGATTGTAGCAAACCCAAAGCTGCCAGCTTATAACGAAAAACAAGCTGACTTGGACATTATTGAAAAAGAAATCGAGGTTCTTGAGCAGACTAAAAACGAAGAACTTGAAGACTACTATAAGAATTTACAGACTCGTCAAGAAGTCGAAACTGCGGAACTAGAAAGGATTAGCCTAGATGAGCTTGAAGCAAGTTTAGAGCAAGAATACCCAACTATTAGCTTGGAAGAATTTGATGCTTCCATGAAGTTAATGGAAGATTATATTGCGTTACAAGAGTCTCTAGTAGAATCGTTTGACAACCCTATTTTAGAATCTCAAACAGATGCAGGATTAGAGTCAGAAGGGTTAAACATAGACCCTAATGAAAGCATCTTTAATGATTTTTACTATACATGGTTTGACAGATTTGGCGCGTTAGTAGATTTATCTAGGGAAGCTGTTAAACGGGGCGCTACGTTAGCAGACGGGCAAACTACGGATTACTTGATTCGTCAATATTATTCTGTTGCTGGACTAGCCAAGCAAATACTAACGGTCAACACCAACACTATAAATCCAGACGGTCAGATAGAGATTACAGGCAGGGGTTTGCGTTCTATCTTGGATGATTTTGACAATCTTATTATTCGGCTGGAACCTAATAAGAATCAACGCAATCAAGATCTAAAAGATTACCTGATAGCCAGAAGGTACTGGAACGATCTGCAACAACGAGAAGATGTTGAGGTTACTGAGCAGCAAAAATTAGATTCTGCCAAGACGCTAGATTCTTTGGCTATGAAATATGGCGATAGTCTTAAATGGTTTGACGAGACTGCCAAGGAAATCTATGAGTTTCAGAAGCGTGTTCTTCGTATAGCAGTTGATTCTGGCAATATGAAGGAAGAAACCTATAAGAATATTACTGATAAAAACCAAAACTACATTCCGTTTCAGCGTGTTTTAGATGAAGAATTTGGCGAGTACGACTCTGCTGGACAAGGCAAAGTATTCACTAACGCTACAATTAATCGAGTTATAAAGAAGATTGTAGGTTCTGAGCGAGAAATTAAAGACCCAATAGAATCTATAATTAAAAATACTTTTAGGATAGTAGACCTTGCGGCCCAAAACAGGGTTGCTCTCTCTATCTCCTCTCTTGCAGACATTATGCCTGAGTACATTCAGCCTATTGGCCCATTAATGGAGACAATAGAAGTAGACGGCAAGAAAGTAAAACGCCCAAGCAAGGAAGCACCTAAAGGCACTGTCACTGTATTTGAGGATGGGAAAAGAAAGTATTACAGGGTAGCACCACCAATACTGAAAGCTGTTGAGCAGATGAGGCCAGAACAATTTAATTTTGTTCAAAAGTTTTTACAAGCGCCGGCATCTGTTTTAAGAGCAGGAGCAACATTGATCCCTGAGTTTTGGGTGCGTAACGTACTGCGAGATATGCAAAGTGCGTTTATCCAATCGGAATCCAGACCTATCCCTATCATTGATCCTATTCGTGGGTTAGTAGCATTAATTGGAAAAACAGACTTACACAACCAATGGATGCAAGCTGGTGGTTCGTTTAATAATTACATGGAATTAACCGATAATGGCATGGCTAAAGCTCAGAAAGAGCTTATTAGTAATGACGGGAAAATAGCCAGGTACTTAAAGAATCCACTACGAATACCTGAAGATATAAGTTTGACGTTTGAGCAAGCAGTTAGGATTGGTACGTTTGCTGCCGCCAAGCGAAAAGGCATGTCAGATACCAAGGCTGCATTTGAGTCTAGGGATGCTACTTTAGACTTTGCTAGGGGCGGTACTGCGTCTAAGGCAATCAATAAATACGTTCCATTCTTTAACGCAGGGATGCAGGGTGCAGATAAGCTCTACCGTTCTATGCGAGACAATCCAAAAGCTACTACGATGTGGGCAGTTGGCACGATTACAATGCCTAGCTTGATACTATCTGGTTATTATTTGTATGGCGCTCCAGATGATGAGCGAGAAGAATACTCTGAAATTCCCCAGTGGCAAAAGGATATGTTTTGGATATTTAAGATGAATGGTGAGTGGCATAGGTATCCAAAGCCATTTTCATTAGGGTACCTATTTGGTTCTATCCCAGAAAGATTTATGGCCTGGGGTCAGTCTAAGGGCATTAAGGATGTGCAAGATTTTTGGATGCAGTTAGTCAAGGGAGTAGTTGGTTCTATTAGCCCAATTTACGATCCTAGTGCCGCAATCCCTCCGTTAGTTAAAGTGACCATTGAGAACATTGCCAACTATAACTTCTTTCAAGGTCGTAATATCTACCCTGCATGGATGAAAGATCTGCCTCCAGAAGAAAGAAAAAGCAAGTACACCAGTAGAACTGCGGAAGAAATTGGGGAAATACTAGGCGTTTCACCGGCCAAAGTAGATAATACAATGAGAGGCTTGCTTGCCGGTAGTTCTCAGTATGTTACGGATGCTGGCGACTACATTCTCAATGAAGTAGATAAATGGAACGGGGAAGAAATACCAGCTAGGCCAACTAGCCCTATGGATACGCCGTTAATTAGAGCCTTTGCGATGAGGCCGCCAACGGGATCAGTAGCAGAAAGTACGGGTATATTTTATGATTCTGCTGGGTTAATTAAGCAAACCACTAACAAGCTAGACGATCTTAGGGGTGAAGAACGAACGGAATACAGAGAAGAAAATATAGCATTAGTCAGATCGGAAAGAGCTTTTAACTCTGCAACTAAAAATATTAGTCGATTAAATAAAAGACGAAATTTAATTTATGACAACCTGGTGATGACCGGCCAGGAAAAACAAGAAGAACTCAGAAGGCTTGATGATTTGATTCTTGAACAAGCCAAAAGAGCTAATGCAGTGCTAGATCAGAACATTAGAAATTTAGAATTAAATGGGATGGGTGTAAGATAGCAGGTCGTTATTAGCCATTATTTTTGATAAAATCAAACGAATTACAGGTGCCCTATGACAGTATTAGACAACACTCCAAGAGACCAATACACCGCTACCGGTGGGCAAGTTGCGTTTTCATACACGTTTGAGATCGCTGCTGAGGGAGATATTGCGGTCTTACAGAACGGCGTACTGCTTAGTTTAGGCGCTGGTGCTGGAGAATATGCGGTTACTGGCGTAGGTTCAGACACAGGCGGCGTAGTCACACTGGTCACTGGTGCAACTGCTGGGGATATCATAACCCTGTATCGTGACATGGCATTAGAGCGTCTCACGTCCTACACCAATGGCGGTGACTTCCTAGCGGCAGACGTAAACAACGACTATGACCGTCTATGGTTGGCACTCCAGCAGAATACTGGCGTATCAAACCGAGCTTTAGTAGCACCTAATACTGATCCTACTGACATTAACATGACGATCCCTGCTAAAACGGCTCGTCTAGGAAAGCTATTACAGTTCAATGCTACTACTGGCAATCCAGAGGCGGTATCTGCTACGGATGTTATTGCATCTGGTACGTTCAATGTGTACAACTTTACGGGTGACGGGACTACGGTTGCCTTTGTTCTAGGCATTGCTCCTGTCAGTGAAAACAATACTCAGGTCTATATCGATGGCGTATACCAACAGAAGAACACTTACACGGTATCTAGCACAACTCTGACATTTTCTACTGCGCCACCTAATTTCAGTACGATTGAGGTAATGGTCGTCACTGCGTTGCCAGTAGGCTCTGCTGATGCGTCACAAGTTTCCGGATCATTCAATCAACTTTCAGTCATTGATGGTGTTTCGGCTCCAAGCACTGTGGCAGGTAGCGCGTTAATTTATGTAGATTCTGCTGACGGTGATCTTAAAATAAAATTTGGCGATGGCACTGTCAAAACAATTGCAACGGATACATGAGGCTATTATGACTATTAAACAATTAGGCGGTGTATTTGGCCGCAATCCTACATTCAACAATGTGACCATTGAGGGTACG